ACCAAATTACCGTTTAGGTCTGTCTCAGAACTACTGAAATTTGCGGAAGGACCGTCGCTTAGAAATTCTATTAGAGAAGGAATCGTATTTAAGAGTCTTAGTAGAGACTTTTCATTCAAAGCAATTTACAACCAATTCCTTCTACAGGAGACGTACAAGTGAATACAGGGGATGTTGTTAAAGTTCTAAATATCCTTCTGGCTAGAACATCTGCTTCTCGAAGGCAGATGGGTGAGGTGTATGAAAGAAACATCATCCAGGAACGATCACGTTATCAAAACCCCGACTGGACCAGGATTGAGGGTGCTGTAGCAATTGAGAATGAAATTCGTAAACTGATAAAGGAAATAGAAGATGACTCAAGTTCTTAATATTTTGATGAAAGAACAGCAAAACAAGTACCAACACTTTGATCCAAAGAATACAAACCACCTTAAGGCGTATAAATCCTTGCGGTTTGATGGTAGACAGCTTCCAGATTATCGATTCTTTGTTGAAGAGCCATACTTGGATGTGTTTTCGATGATGCAAGCCAAAATATGTGATACGTACATTAGTGAGGCTGTGAAATGAATCTAACAATGCTGTTGCTTATAATTTGGTTGCACTTCCTTGCAGATTTCATTATGCAATCCGATCGAGTTGCTCAAGCAAAAAGTACTAGTAACGTAGCATTGAGTGAGCACGTTCTCACATATCAACTACCATTCTTAGTGATGGTACCGTTTGTGTTTGAGTCCTTAATGGTTGGTGTTGCTTGGGTTTGGATTAACACATTGGCACACTGGGTGACTGATTATTTCACTAGTAGACTCTGCAGCAAATTATGGGGTCAAGGTGAACGGCACAACTTCTTCGTAGTCATCGGATTTGACCAAGCAATTCACTTGACAACTTTAATCACTACCTATATAATGTTATCATAATGTATAGAATACTACACAAACCGTCGGGAAAGTGGGTGTCTTCTGGAGGTAGTCATATCACACTGACTGATATGGAAACTAAAAGTAAGATTTTCCCTAATAAGGGCATCCTGAGAGCACATATAACAAAAGCACTCAAGTCATTTCAATATTACGGTGTCTATTACAAAAACGTGGATGAGTGGGAATTTCAGGAGATTGAGTATTCGATAAAGAAGTCCAGCAGTCTCATGGAGGTAATTGAGCCTAATAAGATTTTGGGTATGTTGAAAGGTAAGTGATGCAAGTTTTTGATATTGTAAATGGTTCGTTTGAGTTGTTTGGGGCATACTTTACTTGGATGAATTTTATCACTCTAAAACGTGATAAGCAGGTAAAAGGTATCTATTGGCCCACAACTATGTTTTTTGCTGCGTGGGGTTTGTGGAACTTAATTTACTACCCAGCACTAGACCAGTGGTTTAGTTTTTGGGGTGGTGCTGTTTTAGTGGGTGGCAACCTTGCTTGGGTTGTGTTGGCAGTTAAATATCTTTACTTTACAAAAGAGGTGGCTAATGAAAACCCCAGTGCATATTCAAACTAAATTTGGTCTTGATTACTATTTGTTCATTCACGATGAATTTAACAAGAATAAAGAAAGTGGACTACAAGAATTTTTCAGAGATTTATTGAACTCAGAATGTAACAGAACATCGAAAGAAATAGATACATTTTTAGATAGTGATGATGCTGCTAGAAAACACAAAATGCATGACGAGGATATAGATGGTTGGAATTGGTATAAAGGTATGAGTGACAAATATTCAATTTTAAATTATTATCGAGGTAGAAAGTGAAGGAAACAGTATTTCATAAATATGAAACAGTAGGATCTGGAGATACTTATTACACTACGTCAGAACCAGTATTCAAGGAAATTGACGGTATTAAGTATATTGAGGCAACACCAGATTTCCATCGGGTTGCATTTATTAGATTTGATATGTTGAGGTATATGGGAAATGAAACTAAAAGGCTTAGTTGATTGGTACTTTGGTTTGGGTATGTTAAGTCAAACATTGATGGTGTCTGCGTTATTAGCTTCTGGTATTGCTTTTGTGGTTTTATTCCCAAAAACCACATTAGTTTTAACTGCTATTTTTGTCTTTTTGATCTGTGGGTGGTTGATAGCCATGGCAATTAAAGAGTGCGATCCGAAAAAATACCACAGGAACCGTAAATAATGTTTTTAACAGAAGCTTCGTTCCAACTAAAAGTTGAAGAAATAGTTCAGGTAAAACGACTATCATATATGGATGCCGTACTACATTTCTGTGAAGAAAACAATATGGATCCATCTGATATTTCTAAAATCGTATCGTCCAACCTGAAAGAGAAAATAAGATTGGACGCCATAGAGGATGGATTAATGAAAAAGACTGCAGTTTTACCTATATGAGATGCAATCATGAACGGCTGGGAAGTTTTCTTGGTGTTTCATCCACTTCATCTTCACTTCACAACTGAATATGACATATTCAAATATCGCCAAAAGGTCCGTGGCGTTTCTTTTGAGGCATTCCAAAAGAGAAACGACCGGACATTCTTCGATCGAATTGCAACCAAGGCACAAACAAAGGAAAAAGCGGCAGGTCTGTGCCTTGCTAACTTCATCTATGAGTCAGGTAACTGGCTCCACCAAGACCTAAATTATTCTTGGTCTGTTTATACTCTATGGATTAAGAATAGAAAACAGATTAAAGAAAACGTCGAGCACGATCTAACACTGCTAGAAAATCTAATCAAGTCACAAAAGGTTGAAAGTAATGAAAAACTTTACACTAAAACTGGAAGAGGTGGCCTTCCGCCTCTGCTTCAATTATATCAGACTAAAAAGATTCTTCCTGAAACAATCTGTCTTCTTAATAGGAATCATCAGTTCCTACATAATTGGGTTGACCTGGTTTCTAGTGACCCTTTGGCATCTGATTGTGTATTCAGATTGATTAAATACACACCTTTTTGTAACTTTTCTAAACTGGAGGATTTGGCGGTAAATGTCTGATTCAAAGAAACGCAGTAATAAACACATTTTTGACGATGATCGAATTGAGCAAAAAAATGCTGGTAAGAAAAAGCACTCTACTATGCGAGAGTTTGACGACGAAATTGATCTGGAAGAAGATGATCCATACATAGATTTAATCGATGATCGTCTTTTGAGGAGAATAAAGTGACCCACTCAATATACAATACTAAAACATTGTATGAGAAGGACTCAGACGGAAACTTTGTGCCGGTTAGTGAATACTTAACACAAACTTTTAATCATGGTACCTGGTTGATTGTATCCAAACCAGGAACTATCTCGTATCAGAAAATTGATCCTCAATATGACTTAGTTATGGCGGTGGTATCTAATATAGAAGATGAACTAACAAAATACATAGTCGAAACAACCGAAGGTAGAACTAGTGGTAATTCAAAAGAAACTATAGAAAAGTTCAATAAGTTCTGCACAAAGAATAAGATCCATTGGATAGAAATAGATTCAGCACATAAAATAGTTGATCATATAATCAACCTCCTGCAGGAGAAGGTTGAAGCTAAAATGACTAACGATAGTATTCGACGTGCTAGTGAACATCTAAATCTGCTGGTTAAACTGAGTGACAATTAAATCTACAATGTGCTTGCTAGAATTATCACCTACTAGCAATAACGTTTCATCGAGGACATATCTAATAAAGTATGACACCGCACTTGGATACATAAATCTACTTCAAAATAGCGATAAATTTGGGAAATCCTATATAATCAATGCTATTGGTATAAACTATATAGATGGTGAGAAAGAATTCTTCAAAATGATTTGGGGTGGTGAAATAGTGGATAGTTTTTCCAACATCATTGAGAACGATTGGGAGTTATCCACCGTATTTAGGTTGTTATTGTCTGCAGAGGAACTAGAGTGAAATTTTACGCAGGTGTTTTAGGTGGTCCTGTTTATTGGAGTTCGTTGGGAATGCCTATAGTTCCGATGGGTTCGAATACTAAAGTGGTTTGCTTTAAGGTGAATAAAAACGGAAAAGCGAAGAATTTGAACTTCTATCGCAGCATGGCTGATTGTGTTAGATTAACTAAGGAAGAAATGCTAACAGTAGTACTAAGCGCCTTCGAAGATAAATCTCAACTAGTTTATAATCTTTGGCCCCCTAAGTGAAGCTCAATAAGATCTACGTTAAACTAAAGGATGGTAGTTGTTATTTTTATAGGTCAAAGAGACCTGTAGTAAGTAAAAATAAGTCAACAGTAGATCGAGTGATAATGTTCTTATCTGAATCTGGTTGGCTAGACTACGTATTTTCGTTAGATTTAAAACTATTTTATTACTATCGAAGTGAGTTGATTGAGGGTGATTTTGAAGATAAAAAACACCTATGCCTACTAGATGCGTTGACTGCCAAATCATTAAAAGAATTCTTCAGACAATGATCTATGCTGTATTTTGTCACCGTGACACCGGTGAAATTTTAGTTAAGAAGTATAATCAAAAAGGTTTCATCTGGCCTAATTATCTTAAATTCATGTACTCATACGAAATGACTGACAACCAATTCTCATGGAATCTAATTTCAGATGAATACAAACCTATAGGTAGACGACCATTTGAGTCAGATATAATTATGCAAGTATTGAGCGCAACATCAGTATAGTCGGAAAGTAGATCAACTTCATTTAGAGTCAAAATTACAGTCAAAATTTGCATTAAACACCCAATTATACTATGATAAATAGTAGGTGATAAGTTATTTTGTCATTCTATAACGCAATTTACGATATTTTACGCAAACAAGGAGAAAAGCGATATGTCAAACGCAATGCAAAAACTACTAGATAAAGTCAATAAAACTAAATCCCAAGGATTCGAAGACCCTCATGCGGATAAGTTCTGGAGGATGGAGGCAGACGCAGCAGGTAACGGATTTGCTGTCATTCGTTTCCTACCTGGTCATACCGAAGATGATGACGTGTTTATCAAGACAATGTCTCATGGTTTCCAAAATGCAGCGGGTAAGTGGTTCATTGACAACTGCTTGACTACAATTGGTCAAGAGTGTCCGGTGTGTGAGGAAAATAATACACTATGGAATTCTGGTGTAGAAGCCAATAAGGATATTGTCCGTAAGCGTAAGCGCAAGGTTTCATACATCAGCAACATTCAAGTTATTTCCGACTCTCGCCACCCAGAGAATGAAGGTAAGGTCTTCCTATTCAAATATGGTCAGCAAATCTTTGATAAGATCATCAATGCACTGCAACCAGAATTTGAAGATGAAAAGCCACTTAACCCATTCGATGCTGAAACAGGTGCAAACTTCAAGTTGAAGATGCGTCGTAAGGATGGATATGCAAACTTTGAGAGCTCTGCATTCGAAGAAGCATCTGCCATCAACAAGAAGGATCTTAAAGACATCATGGGTAAGATATATGACTTGCAGGTGTTCTTAGCACCAGCTGAGTTTAAGTCATATGATGATCTTAAGGATAAGCTGTATAAAGTTATTGGTGGTCCTGTCAATAATAAAGCATCTAAATCTAGGGAAGATGTTGAAGACGATGATGTACCAGTGAAAACTGAACGTCAGCAACGGAAAGATGCGGTGGAAACACCTGCAGACGACGATGACGATTCTATTTCGTTCTTTCAAAAACTAGCTGAGGAAGATTAATCATGGATAAATGGTCGTCACCGTGGGATATTGAAGTTTCCGAAGAAGAAACACCATCAACATTCCCAGAACAATCGGTATCTAGGTTCGATCTAGAAGAACAAATCATGGAGTGCTGGCAAGTTACGAATGATATTCGTCTCTTGCATGAAGCATTTAATCTTAATTCAGCAACTATTGGTGAATTTTCTGATTCACTAAAGGGTCTCGCTGCACTATATGAGATTAAATTCAATCGTATGTGGAACACATTCGAGGGTCTAATCTCAGACCGTAAGATAACTTAAGCGTACCTCATTCGACTCTGCAGGAATGTTTGCAGAGTCGAATCTGGGTTCCTCACCCCCAACGTAACATTAGTAGAGTTGCTATTTGATGTAACAGGTGTAGTCACAACTTTTACTTGTTTTGTGGCCTCAACCAATTGTGCGTGTTTAGCATCTTCTTTCTTCTCTTTCTTCTCTTCTTTTTTGTCCTCAACTGCCTTCAACGTATTAATTTGCGCTGCCACTCTGGTTGTTTTAGAGCCTGCGTTGGTTACTGGAGCTGAGATTAATTTCGGATCTACATCTACTCCTCTTGCCTTTAATTTATTTGCTAATACAGTAGAAATCGGCCTTCCTTCCGCTTTAGCTTTGTTGTAATACTCAAGCTCTTGTTTCTCCTCACCCTGCTTTATTTTGTCGTCGGTTGAAGAGCCGAACCATCCTTGAACTGTTTCAACTCCACTAACCAACTTGTCGCTCAACCCTAGTTTCTTATTCAACCACGATCCAATTTTGAACCCAGCCATTGCTGCACCTATCACACCTAGTACTGGCCCCAACGCCATTGCTAACTTACCAAATAGTCCTATAACGGGTCCCATTGCAACCATTAGCCCTTTAATGATCGGACCAAACCCACCCTTAAGTATTGGTAGTAATCTTTTAAATATCCCTTTAAAACCTCCAGCGAGTGCCCCAAATAGAGAGGATTTTCCTGTTTGATCCTTCTCACCATCTCCATCTTCTTTCGGTTTACCTCTAAACATGGTTTGCAATCTTTCAGCAAATGTCTTTCTAGGTTCGACACGAGTGTTCTGCTCTTCTGCTTGTTGGGCGGGTGCATCAGGTGCTTGTTGCGTAATTCTACCACTTCTGAACACTGCAGGCATCGTGGGTGAAATTGGTGTTACTGCAGCAGGTGCTTGTTGCGTAATTCTACCACTTCTGAACACTGCAGGCATCGTGGGTGAAATTGGTGTTACTGCAGCAGGTGTCGCAGAGGCAGTAGTAGCAGGTGCCGCAGTAGTAGCAGGTGCCGCAGTAGTAGCAGGTGCCGCAGTATGTGCTGCTTTTACATTCCTCGCTGTTTTAGATAACACACTATTCAAAAATACAGATGTTGCAACTGCTCGTGACCCAAAACCCCCAGTGGATGCCACTCCACCCAAAACAGCGGTCCCTAAGGGTTTCAGCAAATTACTAAGTATACTATCCTTTTTCCGACTAGAACCATCTTCATTATCATCATCTTGAGCCCCGACAGAATTAGATGACCCATTCGCAGTATTCTCAGCAATCTCCTCCAGTAGTGATATTATTTTTTTGTTTGCTGGGTCAGAGGAGCCTGCTTTTCTAAGCCCCGCCATCTCTGCATCTGCCTTAGACTTTATCTCACTCTCTTTTTCTGTATATTCCTGAGTGCCTGTATATTTGCGTTCTAACTTAGCTGCTGCATCTCTGGATGCACCATATAGAGCCCGCATTACCGGTGATTTGGTTGTAGAAATCTGCTCATTTGTTTTCTCTTTGGTCTTACGTATCCAAGAGGGAACAGAAGACTCATAGAGGTCTTTCAGTTGAGCATCTCTCTCTGCTTTTACCTGTGTTATGGTTCTTCTATTGGTTGGTGGTTGATTACCCCCAGCACTAGAAGGTGGTGGGGCACTCTGTCTTGCTTGCTTTGGGTCTATGTTTAATTCACTTCGCAACCATGAGTCTGGAGGAACCAACTCAGAGGGCACTGAACCTGAGGCAAGTGCATTTCTATACTCTGTTAATAACTGATTTTGCTCAACTGGATTTCTTGCAATCCAATTTTCAGGTAGTCCATCCCATTTTTTAGCTAGCTCTAACTCGTCTCCATAACCAAACTTTGGGGTTGCTCTAACCATTTTTATTTGCCTCTTTTTCCAACTGTTGTATTAAAAGTGTTACATATATCTCACGTTCATAAGGTATCATCTGTTCCAACTCTGACAGTGAATATGAATGTTTTGTCATTAGAAAGAAATTTATAGTAAAAAAATCAGATAGAGTCTCTAATGACAGGCCTATGCGAAAAAACTGTCGAGGCCCTCCAATAAAATAGAGTTTGTTTCACCACAGTTTACACATACAAACTTATCTTCCAAATAAACCTTAGGTGCTGATGATATAAACTCTTGCAGCAACTCAATGTGCTTGTGTGTTAGGTTACCTATAAAATCAATCTGCTTTTCTAATGGGACTTCAGTATAGTCATATGTTGATTCCCCAATAATTAACTTATCTATACATGATGCTATATACTCCTCTGCTGCAGATACTTCGTCTGTTGCATCCAACAGCTTATAGGTGGCATTCATAGTAGGATACTTCATAATAACCCAAACTTTACCCTTCTCTAATTCGATCTCTGGCTCCATTGTTTTTTTGGTGATATTGATCTTAGACATATCTAAAGTCAGAATTTTTTTTGTTTTGCACTTACTGCATTCTGTTTGTATCTCAACCCCCTCACCAAAGGATTTATTTCTTATATGAACAAACAGGAATTCAATATCTGCAGCAGTCATACTATCCACATCTAACTTTTCAAACGTGCACGCAGATACTATCTGCTTCATTGATCTCACTATAGAATCAGATTTACCTTCTTCTATAGCAAGCAGTAGTATTTTTTCCTCTTTCACCACAAATGGTCTATACTTCACTTTCTTTTTTGTTGTAGGTAGGGTTACTTCATATGTTGGTAGTTGCAATTCAGGTAACATGATAATCCTTTCGATCAGAATGATATAATAGAGTTAGTAAAACTTGGTAATGATATACCGCTTGGTATGACGTTATTTAGTTTGTCTTGAGCATATTTAGATGCATCACCCAAGATTGTTTTTGTTGGGTCCAACGATTTAAGTTTGGATAGGTCAAATGCATTAGCTGCCTCGGGCATAAGAGTTCGCACTGTATCAAAATTTAGTGATGACCCAATCTCATCTTGAATAGACTTAATACCAGAGATAGATCTACTCATAGATTCAAGAGGACTAGATACACCAATCATATTTTCGTTAACTGCTGCACTAAACATCATTTCAAAATACTCATATGTTAGATCAATGTGAATATTATGAACTGTATTTATTGCGCCATAGGACACTTGATCTGTATCTATGTTCTTTATAAAGCAATTATGTAAAGCAAATTCAGATATTGTCATATCATTAACCCCTGAGGCATCCAATACCTTTATTCTAGTATCAAAGACATAGTCATCGTAGTACTTAAAACTATGACTAGTTGAGTTTATCACTTTATCCTTGTACGAGTAAAGGGATGATGGTAACTCCCAAGACCTATCTATATAAAACGACATTTTAGCTGAGGAGTAACTTATGTCTGATGGCATCTCTTTTGTCACACCATATATCTTGTTAGGCACTGTATGAATCTGCCAAGAAGGGATTGTTGCTGTGTGACAGAAAAACCGCAAATCCGAATCAATTGCAAAGTGACCAGAAAACTCAACTAAAAACATGCAGGGCTTAGATAACGAAAACCCACTTTGATGTAGTTGTGCTAAGAACGTTTGAATCATAGTTACTGATAACTCCTCTGGTGTCAATCTTCTGACAGGTAGAAATTTAATAAATCATAAATAAAGTGTAGGTCGCGGAATTGGAACTTCCCACCCACTCTAACACTATAACCTTAAGGAGGAAATGTCAGCATGTCCAATATTTATATCAATGAAATTAAATTAGTTGCGTTAAACAACAAATATACTCGGTGGTACATAAATCTAATTGAATCTAGGTATTTTTATGCACCAAATAAATACAACAAAAGGGTAATGGGTAAAAATATGTATGGGCCGGGGAACTCTGAATGCCACCACATATTTCCTGTTTCACTGTGTTCAACTGATGAGATGAAAAATGATCCATGCAACTTAGTTGTATTGACTCATAGGGAACATTTCATTGCTCATCGACTGCTATCCAAAATGTTTTCTGACGTTAGAATAAAATCTAAGATGGTAAATGCTATAACAATGTTTCAGAGATCATATGATAGGGCACTAACGTCTTGGCAGTATGCAATTGCACGAACTGAAGCAACGAAATTACTAAATGCGAGAAACACTTTAACTGGAGAAACAGATAGGCTTCTGAGAGAGTATATTGATGGTGTTATTTGGGTAAATGCTGCTACGGGAAGAAAACACAGTGAAAAATCAAAAAGGCTGATATCCGAAAGACAAAGAGGAGTCCCTAAACCACGAGAACATGTTGAAAAAATTGCGGCAAAACGGAGAGGAATGCCGCTGGGACCACAATCACCCGCGCATAGTGATAAGATAAGACAAAAATTAATAGGAAGAAAACCTAGTAACGTTCTCTTGTTCAATCGAAGACGAAAGAAGGTAGTAGAAATTATAAGTAATAACCATGTTAACTCCTGGGAAGAATTTGTTCAATTGTTCAAACAGACATATGCAAATACAAAATCAATAAACAAAACTAGGATATTATTAAAGATAGATCATGACACCGCAGTTGGATTTACATATGACTGCATACTTGAAAACTATGAAGATCACAATTTAGTTCCTCGCGCATACGGATTCAAAAACCCAAACATGGCTTAGTATCGTGAGTTTTTCTTCCACACTTCTTGCACGGTCATCTTTTTCATCGATTCCACTGGCAAAAATATTGCTGAAAAATAGTCGACAGGTGGAATCTTTAGAAACTTAGATTTTACGTGACTTTTTAGATACATTCGAACACATTTATCCACACCCGGGAATCTAGATGCGTTGCTTATAAATTTCCACGATAAGTTGATCCTCATCTTGTCTGACAATTTATCGTCAGATGCGAATACTAATAGTTTAGATAGGAGTAACAACCTAGCACGTGGGTAAATCATATGCATATTCAAACACGTAAAGTGCTGACCCGTTGCACTGAAAGGAATTGCCAAAGGAAACGTGTCATAAAAAGGTAGTTCTTCCTTATATTTTGGGTCATAGAAAAATTGATAGAAATACCCAGGCAGTATCCTATCTGTTTGGTGGATTTGGTTATCCCCCATAAGTGCCAATGGTTTTACTCCCTGAGCGGTAGCCAGGTCACGCACGTTACGCATGAACCAAGACCACGAATTGGTGGTAGAATACTTTGGGTCTCTCCTAACAACGTCAAATATATTTTGGTTCATAATCCTAAGTTCTTTTCAGTTAATATCATCCACTCCCACCCATTTTTCTTACAGAAATCCTCTGCTGCGTCCCACTTGCACCTGTTTGTTATATAAGTTGTCACTTCTTCTAAGTATCCCTTAGAATTATTCGATTTCTTTTTGGGGGCGATAGTTTGCTTTAGTGGTTTCACTTCTATCAAATATTTCTTAATTACCCCATCCTTCTGTTTTATCATTGCCGCGAAATCCACGAAGTACCGTCGATTCCTTCCAGTTGCTTTATCATAGTATGGTATTACAATCTCCTCACTGGAATACTTTAATACGTTTGGGTTACTATCGAAGAACCTCAACAGTTTTAGTTCCCAGCTAGATCGAAAGACAATGTTTTTGGGATCCCCCACGTACTTTGATGGATTCCTAAGAATGTATTTTCCCTGTAAGTAGTTCCTCATTTAGATGATAAATATTGGAATAATCATATATTTATCAAAATAAAATGTCAGATCTAGCTAATAGGTACGGAGTACAAAAAGAGAAGAATATTGTTGGTACTAGGAATAAACCAGGTGGTGAATACGAAACCATAGAATTCCCATCCAACTTGGGTGAGGATAAGTATCCCTACTACGTCATATTCTACATCAACTCAAACACCAAAGCTACCATAACTAAGAAATCAAAAAATATTGAGTTGAAGGGCTTGCCCCAAAAGTCATCAAACCAGGGGTTGGCGAGGGATGCAGGTGCTGCAATGGAAAAACTAAAAACTAGTAGTGGCTCAGTAGCCGATATGCTCAAGAGTTTTACCTCTTCATCCATGAAGCGTCTGCTTCACGCAATAGTTCTTCATATGCCGCACCAAGTTAAGGCATCATATTCAACTGAATATGACGACTTTACAAATGGTGGAATTGCAGGATCACTAATAAAAAACATATTGGCTGGCCAATCATTAACTGACGCAGCGAGTAGCGCGGCCGCGGGGGTCCTCAAAGAGGGGATTGCTGCTGCGGTGGGTGGGGTTGGTGCCGCTGTAGGTGTTGAAGGTGCATATAGCGCAATTCAAAAAGCTAGAGGTGAGGTTGAAAATCCACGAGCTGAAATACTATTTAAGTCTGTTGGGTTTAGAAGACATGAGTTCAATTACATATTTGCGCCGAAGAACGAAATAGAATCTGAAACTGTAAAAAATATCATTAAGCTATTTAAGTTTCATATGCATCCAGAAATACTAGACTCTGCCAACCAAGGCCAATACTTAGCCATACCGAGTGAGTTTGATATTGAATATTACTATAAAGAGAATGAAAACGATAGTGTTGGGAGAATAGCAACATGCGTGCTTGAGTCATGCAATGTAGATTATACCCCAAACGGTTCTTGGTCTGCATTTGATGAGACACCACACCCTGTACATATAACTATGTCGTTACAGTTCAGAGAAACCGAACCACTATATCGAAATATGATCGAATTGGGATATTAAGATGACGACGTTCCTATCAAGATTAGACAACCTGCAATATGACTTTACTGTTAGAACGGATTCTGATAAGAAGGTTTACCCTATCTTAGATATTTTAACAAAAATAACAACTAGAATAGATGACGACGATGTAAGTGAATGGACTGAGAAGTATTACATTACGTTAGATGAAACACCAGAAATAATTGCATACAAGTACTACGGCAACATCCACCTACATTGGGTGATTCTGTATGTCAATAAAATTTATGATCTGGGAGAGCAATGGCCGTTGCAAGACAAGACAGTTTATGACTTGGCAGTTACCAAATATGGTGAAAATAATATCAATGACATCCACCATTATGAGTATAATGGTGTTACAATGGATCAAACATTCATAAATGATACGTATGGAGCAGAAAATGCATATCCGATAACCAACTTAGAGTATGAGGAGAGCTTGAATGAAGCGAAAAGGAATATTGTTTTGATAAAACCAAAATTTATAGATGAGTTCATTGAAATGTTCAACAATGAGTTAGTATCATGAGTTCCGAAGTACTTCAAGCTGGTGGTTTAACACATCTTAAGACGTTAGATTTGGTTTATAATGGAGGAACTGAACGATTAGACTTAAAAAACTTAACAGTTGAGATTGACGTATATGAAGATATATTTTCTAATGTAATGACTGGCACAGTTACGTTAGTTGAAGCATTCAACCTAATATACTTAGTTCCTATCATAGGTGAGGAGTGGATAGATCTTGAATTTAAAACACCTGAATTTCCCGATGATAAAAAAATAAAACATAGATTCTACGTATATAAAATCACGTCTCGTATAGTGGGAAGTGATATGAAGTCAATGTATGTTCTAAACCTAATATCATATGATGCGATAAACGACCTAAACCAAAAGGTAAGTAAACCGTATAATGGTAACTTCAGTGAAACGGTGAAGAAGGTTTTTAGTGGTTACATAGAGAAGGATTCTAACAGGTACCAAAAACCAATTGAAGTCGAGAACTCAAGTAACAAGTTAAAGTTTGTGTCAAACTTTTGGTCTCCATACAAGATCATAAACTACTGTGCATCCTTAGCTGAGAATCAAAAAGGAACACCCAACTATATTTTTTTTGAGAGCAATAAAAAATATAGGTTTGTTAGCTTAGAAACTCTATTAACACAAGAGCCTAAATATCAATACTTCTACGACTCAGCCACTAGAAGGGTAGATTCGGCTAAAGAAGGGCAGTCAGTAAGAGATGTTGTGCGGGATGTTCAGACGATAAGAAACCTATACGTAAATCACTCATTTGATTACATAAAGCAGAACATGTCTGGAATGTATTCAACATCGACGTTAGAAGTTGATTTAGTTAGGAAGGAAATAAAGAAACACAAATGGGTGTATAGCACAGATTTTGATAGCTCTAAACATCTTAGTCCGTTTAAGGTATCAACTGACTTTGTCCCCTATGACCAGAGAAACGGTCTGCTAAATGTATCAACAATATATCCTAGAACGCACGATGGTATAGAACTAAAGATAGGTAAAATACACAATAAACGGCTTCCTCTATTGGGGCAGATGGATATTTTTAGTGTAGATGTTGAGGCACAGGGAAGAACAGATATTGCAGCAGGTGAGGTTGTATATCTTGAATTGGGTACATACGGACAGGCGAAGGAAATATTGCAAACTAAACAGGACAAATACTACACCGGTAAGTACTTAGTAGGAGCAATAATGCATCGTGTGACTAAAACTAGGCATGAAATGAAAATGCAACTATTGAAGGATTCTTTGAATGACAGATATGAAGGGATTTAAGTGAACAATTATCACTTTGGTGTGGTTGAGGATAGATTAGATCCTCTTAAGTTAGGTAGGTTGCGTGTAAGAATTGTGGGATTGCACAATGAGAATAAGGCAGAATTGCCAACTGAGGATTTACCCTGGGCAACTCCTGTGCAAAACTTCACTAGTGCGGCAATGAATGGGATAGGATTCAGCCCGACAGGTCCTGTAGAAGGAACCTGGGTTTTGTGTATATTCACAGACGAAAGTATGCAAACACCCATAATACTGGGTACGGTAGGCGGATTCCCATTGGTTAAAGATGTATATTTAAGTGAGGTGGAATCGGATCAAATGGGTGGTCAGCCTAGTGGAGCTGCATTAACCCCATCCGCCCCACCATTAGAACCTGATCCTCCAGTACCACCTGAGCCAAGTTATGTTGGTACTGGCACTGGTGGTATTGTAACCGATAGTGAGGGTGCTCCAGTCACCACAGGAGATCCCAACGAAGGGGTGACACCTGAAGGAAAATACCTTGGGTCCTTGACTAAAGATCAATATGCCAAAATAAAGCAACATATAGGAAACTTAGAGTCATCAAATAATTATCAAGCAATAGAGAAAAACAACGGTCACTATTTAGGAAAGTATCAAATAGGTGCAGGTAAGTTGGTTGATTATGGGTATATCAAGGGTGATGCATACAAAAAGTATGGTGCAGCAGCGGTGGACCATGCTGATGCTTGGGTAGGCAAAGAAGGTATAACATCGAAACAGGATCTTCTAAACAACCCAGTACTTCAAGAGAACCTGATGGACAGGATGCTTCACAACAACTACAAACAATTAGTTAAAGGCACCGGAATAAAGGGTGAGGAAGTTGATCCAGCAAAATTGGGTGGACTGTTATATGTTGCACATAACCAGGGTGCAGGTACTGCGATCAAGTATGTAAATAGTGAGGGTGCATATCAAACAAAGGACGGAAATGGACTAACCACACTTCAGGCATACAAGAACGGATATGCAGCTATAGCTGGTTTTGCTCCTAAATCAGCAGAAAATCCTACTCCTAAGAACATCAAAAAACCCGCTTGCACAAACCCATCGCCAAAGTGTAGAGGAAATTGCAAAAGGTTTGATGTATCTAAAGACCCTACTTCTAAGAAAGAGGAACTGCAGGATAAGCAATGTGAGTTGGACGGATTTAAGGATCCATTTAAGAAGTACCCACTTGAAACTCATTTGAATGAACCAGACACCAATAGACTGTCACGAGCACAGAAAGTAAATGAGACGATAGTGAATATAAAGGAACAAGAACGAATTCAACATATTCCTGTTGCTAACAGTTCAACAACGTGGTATCAACCATACATTCCTTATAACGCAAAATATCCATATAACCACGTCTATCAGTCTGAATCAGGACATATCATGGAATTTGACGATACTAAAGGATTTGAGAGAACTCATTTTTATCACAAATCAGGTACCTTTTCTGAGGTGGATCACCACGGAACCAAAACTGATAGAGTTAAAGGTGCTCGAGTTGTTATTGTTGAGAAGGATGACTTAGTTTATGTGATAGGATCAGGACATGTAGCAATTCAGGGTGATATGTCAGTTAAAATTATGGGAAATTCAAATATAGACGTAGCGGGCAATGCATCTATGAACGTAGAAGGAAACTATTACGTAGATGTCAAAGGGGATTGGCATAACAATGTTAGAGGCAACTACTATATGACTGTGCAAGAAGATGTGCATTGGATAACAGAGAAGGTGCACCGTGCTCGTGCTGGAAGTGGATCGAATGACCCTGATTATGCATCAGAAATACCAGCGTATTCACCTTCCATTGTTCTTCCAACACCATTCACTAGAAAAGAAGAGGAGAGCATAACATTGGAACACACAGACGAAGCAGCTAAGAAAGCAGATGCAGCAAGTAGAGATTCAACCTCCCCCACACCATCTGAGGAACAGAAGGATGAGGAAAAGCCAAAGGAGGTTGAGCCAGAAACCACGGAGTGTGATTTTATACTTCCTCTGTCTCCAAGTACAAAACTGACAGCAAACTTTAGATTGAAGGACTTAATAATGTCAGGACACAGGTTCCCTTATGGTGGGGAATGGCAAGGACTCAAAGACACTAAAATAGCTTGCAACCTAAAACATCTATGTATGAACGTGGTTGAACCTCTTTTTGAAAAATATGGCGGTGATGGTATTACCATAAACAGTGGGTTTAGAAGTCTAGGAGGAAATTCGCAACACGAAAGGGGACAGGCTGTTGATATTGGATTCGGTGGTCATAGAGGAAACAGACAGTTTTACTTTGACAAAGCAAAGGAAATTAAGAATTTAGTGCCATACGATCAATTGTTATTAGAATATGATGGAGGATCCGTTTGGATTCATATATCATTTAGTCAAGAATCAAACAGAAAACAAATCTTAACACTCAATAACCATCGAACATACGGTCAAGGATTGATACTATTAGCTTAAAGGAGACATATATGGATGATAAAATCTCAGTTTTTAATTTACCTCAACAAGATAGGGATCGTGTACTGTCACACGCAGAGTACCTGCTACAAAAAGGATACATGGCTGGTGATTTGATTGAATTGGCCAATTTCCTAGCATCCAAAGAAGTATTGAAGGAACACAAACCTGAGTTTATTCAGTTACTAATGGAAAAGGTTAATACACCAGAGGAAATAGATGACTGAGTATTCTGAACTGATTGATAGTTGGCTACACTGAAGGTATATTATCGCAATGTATCCATTAATTAACAAACTTACGTTCCTTTCCATCCTTGCAATACCTTTTATTTTAATTGGTACACATTCGTTTATCCCAATCCTACTAATCCCTCCGCTGTATGCACTACTAAGGTATACTGATGAAAAACTATACCATCAATGGTGGGAATCCAAACATATCCGTTAGCTTGTTCACTTTTAATGGTTGTTCATGAAACATGAACATTGCCTAAAAGTGAACAAATTACTAACACATTAAAAATCAATAAGTTATAAATAATTTCCCATCTTTAAACCAACTGATGTATAATTAGTTCATTGGTTTGATTTATTCATTGAATAGGAGATTTAGATCATGAAGAAATATGAATTCACTGGCGTCAAAAAAAATGGCTTGATGCAAATTCGAGCAGTACGAGATTTCGGTTCGGTTAAAAAAGGCGACATTGGTGGTTGGATCGAAAAAGAATCCAATTTGAGCCATAACGATACTTGTTGGGTGCGTGGTGATGCGCAGGTGTTCGATGACGCTCAAGTGTTCAATCGGGCACAAGTGTTAGGTCAAGCGCAGGTGTATGGTAACGCTCAAGTTAGCGATAAAGCTCGGGTGTCAGGTGATGCTCAAGTGCTCGATAACGCTCGGGTGTATGGTGATGCTCAGGTGTCAGGTCACGCTCAAGTGTTCGATAACGCTCAAGTGTTCGGTTATGCTTGGGTGTCAGGTGATGCTCGGGTGTCAGGTGATGCTCGGGTGTCAGGTCACGCTCAAGTGCTCAATAACGCTCGGGTGTCAGGTGATGTTTGGGTGTCAGGTAACGCTCGGGTGGTGTGAAATAATCATGAAGAAATATGAATTCACTGGCGTCAAAAAAAATGGCTTGATGCAAATTCGAGCAGTACGAGATTTCGGTTCGGTTAAAAAAGGCGACATTGGTGGTTGGATCGAAAAAGAATCCAACTTAAGTCACGGAGGTAACTGCTGGGTGTTTGGTGATGCGCAGGTGTTCGATGACGCTCAAGTGTATGGTAACGCTCGGGTGTTCAATCGGGCACAAGTGTTCGGTCGAGCGCAGGTGTTCGATGACGCACAAATGTTCGATCGAGCGCAGGTGTCCGGTCGAGCGCTAGTGTATGATAACGCTCAAGTGTATGGTGATGCTCAGGTGTCAGGTTGCGCTCAAGTGTTCGAGAACGTTTGGGTGTTCGATAACGCTTGGGTGTTCGATGATGCTCAAGTGTGCGATAACGCTCAAGTGTTCGGTACTGCTCGGGTGTATGGTTACGCTCGGGTGTATGGTTACACTAAAGTGTTCGATAACGCTCGGGTGTATGGAGCGCTCAAGTGTTGAGGTGAGGTATATTTTCGATGATTGAACTAACTCTAATTGCTGTTGCCCTGTTTTTCATTGCACCTGAGTTGTGTCTTTTAGTTAAGGAGATGTGCGAATGATTCCGAAGTTTATTTCAGGTACTGACATGGTTGGGTTCCTTCGAGCCCTACCCGAGAATGCAGACTATCAAAACATGCTCAAGTCGGACTTCGGTATTGATGCACCTGAGAATGCTGCGCCCTTCCATATGGAGTACTACTACAAGTACTTGGTGCAGGGTCACTATTTGGGCAAACAAGATGACGAACTGCGTACCTACGCATACAACAAGGTGCTCAAGTTTGCTGAGGACTTTCCCCACGTGATTCAGAAATTCGTCCCCAATGAGAGGGTTATTGAAAAACCTCGTGCATATCGAAAATCGGCGGATGCCCAGGGTATGCACGGGGTTATTGTGTGGAATGAAAAATTCGGTAAGTATGATGGCTATGTGAATGGTAAGGTGGTCACTCGTGCTTCATCTGCAGAGAAATGTAACCAAACCATGGTCAAGAAGCATGGTGTTGAGGGTGCTCTTCAAGGAGAATAATGTGAAGAAAACGTTTAAAACAGCGACTGAGTGGCTGGAATGGGTTGATTCTTTACCGAAAGAACTTCAAGATGTAATGAAAGACTTCTGGGATGTAACAGGAAGACCCACAACTGATCTTACGGAACGCCGAGTTATCTGCCGTCTGTTGAAAATGTCAAATACATTCACTGAATTCAACGAAAAGGTTAAATTAATTTTAGGTGATAACAAAAACACAGCAGATTATTGGGATGGTTATCTAACCGGAATGAATGCTGCTGTTGAGTATCTTAAGAGAAAGTAAAGCAAAATGATCGCCCTGCCATTCAAATATCTAAGTGTGGTTGAGCGTAAGCGAGCTAAGGCTATGTTCATTAACGCATCTGTTGGTGATGGATATATGTACGAGTTGGACATTGATGGCAAGGTACTATGTCGAAACAAGAAACCTTTAAAGGACTATGCTCGTGATAGTGTCGATGCTCTATTGAACATGACAGAGCAGGATATCCGTCTAATGGCAGGTGAAATGACTGCTCAGGAGATGCGAACTGTCAAGGCAATCCTTAGGGGTATTTGGTCTAAACTACAGGATTAATTATGAACACACTTGAACTAAATCGTAACAGTTGGCACTATCGTCTTGCTACTAAGTATAGCAACTATCGTGAGGTAGATCAATGGGGTTAAGGATCGTGTCTGTTTCACAATTAAATTTAAATGAAACCAAAAACCTATATTGAGTTGCAGAATAATGGCAACTATCAATGGTTTGTGTTAGGTTGCAGTTGGATTCCCCCTTTCACCTCCTCAAAAAGAAGACTTTACTTAAGTGCTGATGGTAAAACAAAAACTACTCCAAGTATGACCAACGACGAAATACTTTTAGCTATCCTATCTGCTAAACCAATCGATGAATACTACAATGACAAACCGGACCCTTTACGTTGAGCTAAATACGGATGATGGTTTTTATAACTACCGCTGGTTTAGTGCTTCAATTGAATTCCACGATAGCGATGATACTTGGTTGAGCATATATCCGAATGCACGTCGAAGATTTATGCCCTTTGATGATGGTTTTATTTCGGCTCCAAAAGGTTTCGTTGATAAAAACGATGTTATTCTAGCCCAACTATCTGCAATACCAATTAGCGATTACCTTTTGAGTTACTTATAAATCAATAACTTATAATTAATTTCCCACATTTAATCCAACTGATGTACAATTGATTCATTGGTTAAATGAGTTTGGGAGTTATTTAGGTCATGGAAAACGTCGAAATTCGCTACAACAAGCGGTTTGGTAAATGGGAAGGTGTTGTGGATGGGCGTGTTGTTTCCCGTGCTGCAACCGAACAGAAAGTCATGAATTCCCTGGCCCGCAAAGGGCTTTCGATTGAGGTTGATGATCGTCAGGGTTCGAACTTCGATTTCGAGCAAGAAAAAGTCAAGTTCTCTGTCAATGAGCGATTCACCTTCCTCGAGCATTTCGTCAAGATGGTTGCTCGTGGTCAATCCACTGCGTTGTTCATTTCGGGTCCCGGTGGTCTGGGCAAAACGCACACTGTCATGGAAACCCTGAAGCAGTGTGGTAAGACCGAGGATACGATCGGTGAGATTGATGGTGATTTTATCGTCATCAAGGGTTTCACCACTGCGAAGGGCATGTATCGCTGCCTCTTTGAAAACAACGGCAAGATCATCGTGTTTGATGATGCTGACAGTTCGTTCAAAGACGTGATTGGCATCAACATCCTGAAAGGTGCTTTGGATTCCAACGAAAAGCGTGTTATCAGCTGGATGGCCGAGACTCGTAGTCAAGACGACGACCTCCCGTCCCGTTTTGAGTTCACTGGCCGAGTCATCTTTATCAGCAACCTCCCGATGAACAAAGTGCCGCAGGCCTTGGTTAGCCGCTGCACGAAGGTGTCGTTGGATATGACGACCGAAGAAAAGGTCGATCGTATCGAAATGGTCATGAGTGAAGGTGGTTTCATGCCGAACGTCGACCACTACATCAAAATGGAAGTGATGCAGTTCGTTCGTGAGAATTCGGTCAAATTTACCGATCTCAACGTTCGCAGCGTCATGAACTTGGTCAAGATTCGCAACAGCATGGATCAGGACGAAGCGAAAATGTTCAGCCGTGTTGCTCTGTATTCGGCTACGGCCTAATTTTGGAAAAGGAGTATTAAATCATGTTGAAATTCTCTAAAGTTCATGATGTAGATGGTGACCCTGCAGTTAAGGAGATTTTGGTATTCTCTTCGGTGATGTTAGCGGTAACCCACACCTCACCGGTGTATAAACTGAGAGCAGTTTTGAATGGTAATGGAACCTGGTCGCCCATTATTCGTTGTGGTGTCACAGGTACGCTGTTGTTCGCAAATTTAGCAGTAGGAAGTGCAGCTGAGGCTCTGAAGCAGGCCAAAAACATGCTTAAAGAACTAATTATGGAAGAAACCGATTGGTAAGAAGAAACGGAGTATAAGATGAGTTGGTCATGGTTTAGTTATTTAGCTATTGCTCTACTGTGGATTCCATTATTCTTCTATACCGGCATGTTTTATGAACGAATGAAATGGAACCAACTAATTGAAGAGGGTATTCTACCAAAACCCACCAAAAGAAAACGAATTTTCGGAAATAAAATGGAATATAAAGTAGAATTATACTCGACCGTAAATGATTATGAGGATATTATCTACCTTTTAACTAAACTCAATATCAAATATAGGGTAGAAAATCAGTACGTTGTTGGGAGCGGTAAGGGTCTAAGAACAAAAGACACCTTTTATTTCAATAACGAAAAAGACGCACTATGGTTTAAGCTAAAATATGTTTAAAGTAGAATTATTCACCTCAGTCGAGGAACACGGATCTATCAAGAAGGAATTGGTGGAATTGAAAATAAATTTTAAAGTAAAAAACCTTGATAGTACCAATAATCAGAGAGATTCAAACGGTAGAATAAGAACAAAAGATGTATTTTACTTCAATAACGAAAAAGACGCACTATGGTTCAGGCTAAAATATGCTATATAAGTTGCTTAATAAGATTTTCGGTTGGGACTATATCCACTGGTCGAATTCAGTAGACGGTGGAATAGCCAGAGTGCAGCTAGACGCACAGCAAAATCCATACTTCTGGCAGTACAAGGCTTCGAAGGTTCTTAGACAGATAGAAGATCCAAAGCAAGTAGTCTGGCTGACGTGCCAGCCAGAAAAATACATGACAATGTTCTATCTAAAAATAGAGCCCAAGACAAGAGTTTCCAATTTAGTGCAATAAAATAGTAAGAAAACCAATTTAGCAGGTAAGTAAGAAAACAAGAGAAAAATGGTGGATCTAGGTGATTAAGTCGTCTAATGCGGAGTTGTACGTGATACCGTACTATAGTGGTGAGCAAGAAGTGAGATGGTGCATTCAGCACTGCACGAAGGAGTTGTACGTGATACCATACGCTAGTGGTCAGAAAGAAGTGAGAACGTGGTGCGAGCAGCACTGCTCGCAGGAGTGGTACTTAGTAGACGGAATATGGGCAGTAATCTTCAGCAGTGAGCAAGATGCGCTACTATTCAAGCTAAGTGGTCAAGATGAGTGAGATGAGTTGGCACCCGACAGCTCACGAGTACTTCAAGGAGAACCCGCACCCTTTAGTAGTACCATATAGTAATAGTCACGGAGAAGTGTGCAGATGGTTGAAGCAGCATCACGTAGGTAAGTACTACTTAGCACTTGGCGCACACCTGGTTGAGTTCGATAACGAGCAAGATGCGCTAGTATTCAGATTATGGGCGAAGTGAACTATAGTAGTGAGCAGTACTTGTGCGACCTCATGTTTCGATCCGATGGTCGTGAGATAAAGAAGTGGTGCAAGGAGAACCTCAGTCCCGACACTTATACTATAGGTGAGTACGGAAGATATATTAAGATATACGACCCTAAAGCAGCAGCATGGTTCAAGTTGAGGTGGATGTGATGTTACCCGGATGGTTTCTCATTGTAGTATCGGATCCTCGGTCAGGTGAGCACTCAGTTAGGGATACTGCTCATGAGTGGATAGTAGCTAACTGTTGTTCGTATAGATTGATCCGTGGTCACGTGACACGTGACCACGGCCGTGGTCACGTGACTGTTGCTTGGATGAAAAATGAGTCGGAAGTAGTTAGGTTACTACTAGCAGTAGATGGATTAAGAGTGATGGGTGGA